CTTCCTTTACGGATGCCGGCTTGCACGGCGGACTTCCAGGGCAAATTTAGGAAGCCCACGGGGATTTTTCATTTTTCTTGATAACCGTCAAGACGGGGTATAGTGGTGGATTTTAAGAGGTAACCGTTTCCTCTTTTGAATGTGAATGAGAGGTCCCATCCCACTAAGCCGTACCACCAGTAAAAACTCCTACGCATCTTGGTGGGCAACTCACTCACACTCCAAACACAAAAACACAGAAATAAACAAACAAGCAAAATCAAATGTTACTCTGAGAGTACACCGACTCCCCAACTGACCCCACAAACGAGAAGAAAGCTGGCAAATTCACCCCGATGGTCGCAGAAACGCCAAAATGGAATGGATTGCTCTGTGTTCTAGCCGCTCCGTAAGTGGGGTATAAGACAAACCCACCAGTCGTGGTGGCTACGCAATACATCGTAGTCCCCTCTTGTATGACAAATGGGTCAACAGTCACTGTACCATTTCCCTGTATGAGTGGAATAGCCAGCAAGGTAGCGAGTGACACATTCGTGAACGTGCCAAACTCAGTACCAGCCGAAACCACCACCTTATATATGTCCCCTTTCACGACCCCCAATGGAGGCACCGCTGTAGCTCCAGACGGAAGTGCCCCACCCCAGACCACCCCTGCAAGGTTGCCGGTGGTAACCGCCAACGAAGACACAAAGATGGCCGAATGATAATACTTCATTTTAGATAGAGGGAACGTTAGTGCCCTAACGTTCACCTGCATATTCTTAAAAGTAATATCATAATCCATTAACACATAACCAGGGGTCTGTTCCACACTGGACTTGGTGAATACTATCAACTCACCAGGCCCACGGTGTTCCAGATCCTCATCATTCAAGATGTCTGTGTTGTAGATAAAAGGGGGCGGGTAAAACACCGCAGTATGATTGCGCCAAAGGGGGCCAAGGACAGCGTTCTTATCACTAAGCAACACGCTAAGGAAATTGGTATTAGTGGTCGGTAGAATTGGGTCAGCCAAATTCTTGTTTATCATCATGGCAATATCACCTTGTGTGCCCGTACCAACAGCAGTTATAAAATGGAATGCCATACCATGGACCATAAACTGGGAATAAATCCCAGCATATGACTTCAATAAACTGCTGGTAAGGGCATGGGGAACCAACGGTGCTCCTCCAACCATATACCAATTAGATAATCCAGCCTGCACAGTGTCCAAATTGATGAAAAAGTCCCGACCACGAATTCGTACTCCATCCCGGACATTGGTAACGATTGGCTCGGAACCCGAGACAGTGTTGCCAATTGCAACAGGAGCAGTATCAATTGTAGCAACAGGACCAAAAGCAACGGACGGTTGCGCAGGAGACCTGGTAACGGCCTTACGCTTGACGGCCCGGATACGTGTCCGGCCATCATCAGCTTTCCTGGTAGAGTTAGAGGAATTACCACTCATTGATTTCTTCATCACCATAACTTAAAGCTCTCACCCAACTTATACAACCCGTATCCAACACCCAACCCAGCGGCAACAGGAGCAAGAGCAGGAGCAGCCAAAGAAGCTGAACCCAAAACGGTGGCTCCAGAACCCAACAAATCACCAACACGGTGCAAGGGTTGTACCACTTCTCCTCTCACCTGACCCGTATGTCTATATTGATTACGTGAAGCCTCACTAGGTGAAGGAACGTAACCAAGCTTTTTACCAGAATCACCTACCCAGAGGTGACCTTGACTAGGATCGTAAGGATTGGGCGTAACAGGAAGCAATCTATCGACAGGGAGTATTTTGTTTCTAACTTGATTTTGCAAAGACATGGGTTTATATGGGATCCGGCAACCCAACCGGACTGTTCATCTCCACCAACTATCGCCAACCGTGCAGTCACTTGGCATTTAAATTAGCCCATCAAATTGGATTTGGTTGTAAAGGTAGAGACCCCATGATTAGCAACCCCGGTGTCATCACTCACCGCCACCGCCTGGGGTACAACATCACGAAAACACAAGTCGTGGGGCGTAGGCACCCGGAGAAGATGAAACAAACATTTTGCGATAATGTTTCTCCAGAACCACCTGTTCATCAGGTGTCATGCCAAACGCCCAATAAAAAGAGGCCCGGGTTTCAGGGTGAACATGCCCATACTCCCGGTTGACTCCCTCTTTCATGCAGCGTAGATTCCAAGGCAACAGATCCTCGGAAATTTTCCGCCACATACCTGATCGACGATATAACTGATACAGTTCCTGAAATACCGGAAGTTGGCCAGTCAAAGCCAAGCCCCCTGTTCCAACGGCATCCAACCAGCCTCGGAAGAGAGCCTCGGTGTCCCAACGCTTAAGCATAACACTATCTTTAGTAATGGCCGTGTAAGGATTGCGACACATAATCCAATAGTCCCCACCCCATATGGGTTTGGTCTGACAGAATTCAATCTGATCAAACTGGTAAACGGGGTCCTCCACAGTCATGTTGAACCCCATCTCCAAGAACCATTTGGATAAAGGAGACATGAATTTCTCCAGATCTTCCTTCTCCATAAAAACTACACAGTCATCACCATTGTTAGCTAAATGCGTCTTCACCCCGACAAAACGTGAATAAGCATGGATCATTGAGCACATAAGCACACAATTACCAAGCGAAGTGTTCATATCACCACTCATGCGAGTCCCCTCAATAGTGTATTTGACACGCCCATCAGGAACATATCCAACACATTCATTCTTTAATTGGTGACTCAACAATTGTCGCAACCTGTTTTGATGTTTACGTTGCTTATAGCACTTGTAATACACCTCATGTTCCCACTTCAACGCCTCCAAAGAGACATGTTGGTCGAAACGCGAAGCATCAAGTCCCACAGCAACGGGTCGTTGAAACTGCTCCCATTTTCCTCGTAAGAGTTCGGCAGACTCCCGAGCATTGTACCCCTTAATTACAGAGGGATGCCCAAACAGTCTACCAATACTCTTAAAAAGTTTATGTTCCAAGGGAGCCAGGTAGCGGCCAACCCGCACATTATAGCGCGGGTTGCGTGGCGAAATTATACGGGGGACAGGATCTGTCTTCGTCGTACGATCGGTCTTCTCGTACTTCACAAATACTTGTATGCTTGCATCTTCCTCCAAACTAGTCCGCCCCGCACGGATTTCGTTCAGAGCTTGCTGGTACACTTTCCGCTTGCGGCCCGGGCGCGAATCAACAAAACGTTGATGGCTCACAGGGGCGGTCGAGGGCAGAAGGGGTGTCAACAACTCCAGGGTTTCGCATAACCTACTGGAAAAGACGCCAGTCTCCGGCCTAGGGGGTCGGGAAAATCCCGACCCTGACTTGACAAAGAAGACTCGCTCACACACACCTCTAAGCAAAGTATCGAGGTCATTAGTGAATGGCACAATTTCGATATCGGGAGCAACACCAGCCACTCTTACGTAGTGTCTCTCCCGGGGAGTACCCAACTCCCTTCTCCACTGCAAGCGGTCAGAACCGCCACCTGGCAGCGCCAGACCATTCCAACCTCCCTTACAAGAGACTGGAAAATCCGACACGACTTTAGTGGTCTGGCAACCCTGACCAGTGGAGGGAACCGGGCACCCCTAGTCCAGCGCCTCAGTAGGCCCAAAGGACCCACCGGACACCAGTCTAAATACCTTGCCAAAAACATTCTCATTGGCGCAGCGCTCCTTCCAAGCCTTGGTTTCCACAGCCATCTTCATTTTCCTGAAATCATTGGTAGGCACGAACGACAAGAACACAGCCCGATCAATGGCTATGTTCTTATCGCATGTACGAAGATCCTTATACTCGGGTTCCTCCATCTGTTTTTGCAACCACTTGCGAGTAACCAATACATTGGCCTCACTCATGGGACGCTCGCCATACTTATTGTATGCGAGCTGTGCCAACGCAGTGGAGAAAGACGAACGCTTACCACGCTTAAGTACCTTCTTCGTACGCACCACTTCCTCACGCAACACTTCACCAGTTTTGTCACAAACAGTATGTGTCGAAGTGTACGTGTGAGCATCAATGAAATCAACAGGATCTTGATCTTGTTTATCAAGCTGGGCCAAGATCTCCTTTGTGAAGCGCTCCTTGGTGGAACCCTTGGTAACGACCCCCCAAGCAAATTCCAACCATTTCACGCCCCACCGAGTCAACACCAGTGTCTGTTGTCCGTAATCAGCCATAGTCCAATTGGCAGCAGTTACAATTTATCCCCTTTCGGTAGACCTGCCCTTCAAACCCCAATGTAAGTTGGAGAGAAACTCTATACGGAGACCACCCGCAACTCTCACTTGGTGGGAAACCAAG